GACCAGCCAAGCGCATAGCCAATAACTGCTGCTGCAATCATGGCTAGGTAGATAACTAGATCTGAATTCATTTTGCCCTTTCTGTGTGGTATTTCCACAGTCTTAGGCTACTTGACTAACGCGCTGGTTTTATATCGTGGCGTATAACGATTTGATAACTATCTATAAACCTTGCCATAGACAGTAAAAGACCCATCCGCATTTACAGGCACAGGAATAGGGGTTATATTCTTATCATAGACTTCAATAATGCCAAAGCCCATCTGCCAATTAGCGGCTCCAGCCTTTAAATAAGAGGCTTTCTTGCTATCCATGAGATTACCTACCTCAAAGCCCCAAAGTGTCTTAAAACGGCCTTTAAAGCCCGTAGAAACGCCTTGTAGGCCAAGCCTATGGGTGTGACCACAAACGACAGAAACGCCAAACTTATTGGCCAGACCTGCCGCAGTGCCGCCCGCGTTGCGGTTAAGGCTTCCCTCATCGCCATGCACTAGCACCCAGTTGGGTAGGAATTCGTAGGGTTTGTTATGGAACTTGATTCGAAGCTCATCGAAGCCCATGAACTTAGGGTAATTAAGCTCAGGAAGTCCGAGCAAACTTGGCGCTCCTCTGAGCAAAGTATGGTAGAGCCTGTCGGTGTGGTTGGAACGGGTAACATCGGTAACCCCCAACTCCCAAAGAATATCTCTGCAAGCTTCTCGATCTGCATCTAATTGCCCCTCGTATTCTAGCGGCGTTCCCTTAGCCCACTTGCTCTGTGACTGCATATCCAGCTCATCACCAACGCATAAGACTTGGTCAAACTTTTCACGTTGGACTAATTTAGTTAAATTCTTTACTGCTTTTTCATGATGATATGGAACCTGTAAATCGCTGATTACAAGAATTCGTTTTTTAGTCATCATCCTCATCTTCGTAAGGAGTATGGTCAGGATTATTGTAAATATGATCTGGGACATTTGGCAGGAACCAATCAGGCCAGCCCATTCGGTCGGTGCAAAGTGTTAGCGCTGCATCGCTTCTAAATCCTGCCTTGCATAGGGCAAGGTAATACTCACGGATTTGGATAGCGTGAATTTCTAAAGGCGTGTAATCCTCTAGTTTCACTGTCTTAACGCGGCTTGGTTTCTTTCTCTGTGCCATGTTTTGCGCTCGCTATCCACTCAGTAGCTTCTATTAGCCAGTAAATGCCATTGGTTCGGCAGTTGCCGTCATTTAGAGCCATGTCTTATTTTTGCAGAAGTATCTGATAAATCTGGTCTATTTGGTCTTCGACACGCGCTAATCGGTCATTCATAGAACTGCCGCCATTAGGTTTAAGTTCGGCCAAGTAATGCTTAATCATAAATCTAAGAGCTGCCAAAATAGATGCAGTAACCGAACAGATGCCGACTACTACTGCAACGTAGTCGCTAACGCTCATGATTTCTTCGGAGTTGCGTAACCAAATACGCCCGCTAATACCGCCCACAATACTGAACGATAGTCAGGTGAGAAGTTGCTACTTGCCCAAGCTGCTAGGAATGCTCCAGCAGTTAAGACATAAGGATTCTTTAGGTTCATTCTTTGCTCCAGTCTGGTCGTATTACAAGGCGAATGAGAGATACTGGACGTTTCTTCTTGGATACGCCATCTCCGTTGTCTTGGGATCCACTTGCGATAGCGCTAGTGTTACCCTCGATGGTGTGTAGGTATTCAGGGTTTTTCGCAGAAAAATTGATATTAACAATCCCGACGTGTTCGGCTCGCCCACTTCTACTAAAATCAAATAATACCAAGTCACCGCGTTTAGCTTCGGCTGTTGGAACGATCCGATTATTAGCTCTCGCCCATGATTCAAGGTGAGGGCAGTAGGCGGTGTCTGGAATTGCTTTTGCTTCTTCGCCCTTAATAAAGCAAGCTCTAATAAAAGTTGCGCACCACGGCTGATAATTGGCATGACCAGCCACCCTAGCGAACTTGTTATTATTGTTCGGCTTTTCGTTATAGCCGATTTCAGCTCTTGCAGCATCAAGGACTTTCTGAATACTCATGCGAGCAGCAGTTTTGCCTCATCTTCTGAGATGCCCAATTTCGCCAGAAGTTCAGCCTTAGCCTCAGCCTTAGCTTGCTTGTCTGCTTCAATAGCTGCTTGCTCTGCTTCCCATGCTGCCTGATCTGCTGCACGTTGCGCGATTTCTTCGGCAGTTAGTTCTACCTCTGATACCTCGCCAGTTTCGCAATTAACTATGATTTTTGTATCTGCCATTTGTTTTCCTAACTGTTTTTTATGCCGTATAAGTAAGCGGTTGAATATTGAACAAATTGAGAACCTGAATACGGTGTTAAAGTAATTGCTGTAATAGCGGAAGTACTATTCCATAAACCAGCAATTAAAGAAGCATAAGCAGCAGTTCCATTGTTTTCGGATACGCCATCGTTTGAATAAGATTTATAGGTAGAACCAGCATAGTTAGGAATATAAATCATAATGTTGCCAAATGTGCTAGATGTTGCACCTGCGGCGGTAGGCATTTCAAATAAACCTGAATTAGCAATCGCAGGTTTATCAGATACAGCACTACTTCCATTACCATAAAGACGAATTGAATTTGCGTAATTATTACCTGTATCAGAATTAAAACGAATTCTACCTGTATCATAGACTTCGGTAGCACGATTGCTTCTTACCGATATATCTACCAATAAATCCGTATAAGTAGCAGGAATGCTAGTAAAGTCAATACTGCTAGCGCCACCAGCGCCAACAGTTACGCTTGAAATTAGTGTGTATGTATCAGCCATTATGCCGCCTTAATTCCGTAAAGGGTAAAGGTTGAACCAACCCCCATAGTGCCGCTACTTGTTGATAATTTAAGTGAAGTAATAGCAGCAGTAGAGCGCCATAAAGACACATTGGCGTTGGTTTCACCCGTAGATGAAGCTCCTTGAATTGCAGCGCGTGAAAGAAATGTCTTGTAAGTTGTCGTATTTGAATAATTCATTAAATTAACAATAAACATCGATGGATTAGTGCCACCTACGCCGACCTGATAATCAGAAACATAGGCTTTACTTTGAGTTGATACTCTGCCTGATCTAGCAGTAGTGCCATCGCCATTTAATGAAGTTGTAGAGTAATTAGTCGCAGTATCAGTATTAACTTGCATAGTAATATCCATACCCGTTGATGGCACGATATTTGATGCTACTAAAATTAAATCAGTATAACTTCCGCTAATGCCTGTGAATTCTAAAGTAGCGCTTGCGCCGCCTAGCGTAGTAGTCGCTATCGGTGTATAAGTAGAAGCCATTAGCCTTTCACCCCATAAAGTGCCGCAGTCGTATATTGAACGAAGTTAGACCCATTGCCTTCAAGAGTTAAAGCATTAATAGCTGAAGTTGAAAGCCAAAGACCTGAAGCAAAAGTAGTAGCGCCGTTGCCGTTATTATCTTGACCCGATAGCGAACGAACTGTTTTGTATTTGTTAGTATTCGTATAATCTAAAATATCTATAACTGCTGCGCCAAAATTATTAGCAGTAGCGTTATTTCCAGTTATTGAAGCCATGTCTTGAATACCAGAAGTTGAACCTGCGGAAGTTCCAGCTGAAACTGTAGAGCCGTTTCCTTGTAAATAATGGCTTCGGTAATTGGCTGCGGTTGCATCACTGTTCATGGCAATACGCACGCCACCATTCGTAGAAGCGACATTTGTTCGACCAATTAATCTAATTTGTAAATGCTTATAAGTGCTAGGAATACTGCTAAAACTGATGGTTGATGATCCGCCAGCGCCGACAGTTACAGTGGCAATAGATTCGTAAGAGTTAGCAGCACCGCCACCATCTCCTAGAAGCGCGACTATGTTATTAAGCAATGGCGCCCACCACATACCAAGTATTAGCTGCGGTCTTAATGCAAGCTGCGGTCTTGTATTGTGCAAGAGTTGGCTGAGCTGCGGTAGCGCCAGCAGATAGAACTGTTGTGGTTCCGCTTGTTACCGCCTTGATGGTGCAAACGCCAGCACCGATGTTCAAGACTGTTAAAACAGTTCCCACAGGAAAAGCCACAGAAGCATCGGTAGGGATAGTGAAATTGACCGCCGTTGCCTTGTTCATCGGGGTTAGGGTTTGATAGGCATCGGCAATAACTGGTGTGTAGTCTGCCGTCTGTGCCGTATTGACTGTATAAGCCACTAAGCCGTTATACATAGAGGCACTCAGAACATCGCCTGTTGCCGCTGGAAATCCTGTTGCCATTGTTGCTCCTAGTAGGTCATTATGCTAGTTCCAATTATACCGTGCGTGTCGCTTCCTATGATGAAAGCCTCGACCAGTGGCTCGGATAATGTGAAAGTAGTTTTCCATGAGTTCGGGGTTACATCGTGAGCGATACCCACGACTTGTAGGGTTTTATCGATGGTGCTTCCGTCTTGTCCTACGTTCTTAACTCGGACATTAGAGAAGTAATCGAAATCTAAAGCTGCCAAAATGCCAGCAGCATAATCTGGAGTAGTCAGATCAAGGGTAATCGCATCAACGCGAAGCGTGGTTTCTGCTCTGGTCGCTACATAGGTTTTAGCGATGTTAAGAGCTTCTGCATCGGTCTGGACAATTAGGTTGTCGTAATTGACTGAATGAGGGAAGTATTTAGCAATAGAAGTAGCGTTGGTTGCGCTCTGTGCCGTTCCACCAATAGCGGTTATGTTAGCTTCGTTGATAATTAGTTTATCGTCAAAGACTGGAAGCAAGTTAAAGTAGGAAATACCTGAGCCGTCATTAGCAAAGACTGTTGGGGTAGCACCTGCCGCCTCTTGAACGCTCTGGCGGTTCTTAAAAGTTGCCGTGCCTGAGCCGTCAAAATAGAACGCGCCTTGCTCAGAAAACTCAGCATTTTTAATTGCTGCTAAAGCCGTGCGTAATGTTGCTGGGTCTGCTTGAACTGTGGTTAAACCCGTTTCGATAGAACGCAAGCTGGTAGGGAAACTTACTTCATCAAGAATCTTTGTAATTCGTGTGCCTGTGTCTTGCCCTGCGGTAGCACCGCCCACTGTGGTAATTCCGGCAAGGTTCAGCAAACGGAAAGCATCAACGCAAACTAAATCCACATATCCGATTTCTTGGTCTTTAGGATAAGAATAGTTGTAACTTGTGATGTAACCTGAAAATAAGAAGTAACCGCTACCGCCGTAAGTGGCGCTAAAGCGAATCTTACGAAGCGGTGTTAAATAGCCATAATAAGGCGAAGCGGTATTAGTTGGGTTCCAATCACCATTAGGATCTACTAAACGGAAAGTAGCTTCACTTGCTTGAAATTGGTCTTGTAACAGGTTGTAGCCAGCTCGCATGTTGGCTTTAACGCATTGGTCGGATACATCTACCACCAAATTGTTATTACTATCAGAGCCTAAAGTTCCTGTGCCGATAACGCCATAAGTTTCATCACCGATAATAAATGGGTAGCCGAAAGTAGCTCCATCGGTAAAATAGACTGTTAGGTTAGGGGTTATTGGATAGGTCATTACCAGCTAAACCCACCTGTATTACGCAAAATGCGAGTATCTACTCCTGATGCGCTCTTTTGTTGCAAGCCATCGACTACTATATCGATTAAGCCTGATACGTTGCCATCAATATTGACCACTACGTCTGGCACGACTACTTGTTCAGCAGCTGCATTAGGTAAGTCAAATAGCATTGCTTTATATACTTCTTGAGGAAAATTCTGCACAAATGTAGATGGAGTATAAGTTCCACCACCAATATTCTTTAATAATTCAAGTGTGCGTTCAATATTGCTAATATCAAATAATTGACGGCCAAAACCAATTTTATTCATTACATCATTGATTTTTTCTAAAGCAGCAAAGTTAGCGTTTAACTGAGCTGTTTGCTTAGTAAGTTCTAGTAGTTGAGCGGTTAATTGTTCTATTAAAGCGGTATTGCCAGCCTGAATAGCTTGCTCTAGTTCCCAGATTTTCTGCATCAATTCTAGGCGAGCGCGTTGCTCGGCGGTTATATTACCTTGAAGCGCAGCGGCTATCTGAATACCCTGTGGGTCAAACATCGCGCTAGCAGCCGATAGAGCCTTGTTAGCCTTATCTAATGCTACTTGAGCGCGCTTCTCAGCGGTTTGCTTTCGAAGTAAAGTTAAACGTGCTTGTTCGGTTTTTAGTAAATCTGCTTGGCGCTTTTTTTCTGCGGCAGCAGCTAATTTATCGTTAGCTTGTTTGGTGAAGTAAGAACCGCCAAGTCCAATAGCTGCCTGACGGCGAGAGTTCGCGCCCATGTCGCGTAATAAGCCCATCCAGCCAACGCTAAAATTTAGATTAACTAATTTCTTTAACCAGTCAGGAGTTGCGCTATCAATATTGCGTAAGGCAACGCCTACGCCTCTAATCATGTCCGCTACGGCCAGCGCAGCACCATCAATTGCACCTAAAACATCATTAAAGTCTTGATCATCAGCAATAAGGGTAAATGCATCGACAAAACCCTCGCCGATGGTTTCTTTTGCATTTTCCCCAGCTACTTTAAGTAAATCTAATTTGCCAGCATAAGTAGATAATGCTGCTGCCCCAGCGCCCTTAAATTGTTTTGTTATTTTGGCAAGGATTTCTTCAAAAGACATTGCCGTTAGTTCGGCTTGAGTTAAACCTAAGTTAAGTTGCTTTAATCCTTTTTTATTACCTACATAGGCTTGGCTAAGAGTTTTAACGGCTTCCAAGAAACCAATCCCTGCGCCTTTACTTGTATCAAAAGCAACCGACATCAATTTCTGGCTTTCAGCCACAGATCCAGTTACTCGTGCTAATTGTGAAAAGGCTGGACGTAATTCATCATCCAATATGCCAGTTTGTGCTTGTAATTGACTAATAAACTTTTCGACATCAACCGAAGCATAGGCAAGGCCAAGATTTTTTAATTGGTTAGATAGTAAAGCAGCTGATTTTTGATCCTCAGCAAATGCCCTAATAGAAGCCTTAGAATACGAGAGAATTTTCTGAGCCGAGAAAACGCCTAAAACTGTTTTCCCCAGTTTCTTCATGCTCTTATCTAATGAAGATGTTGCCTTTTCAGCGTTTGAAAAACCTTTTTTATCAAACTCGGAAACTACGGAGATTAAGACATTACTCATTTAACCTTGCTCCTAGCTTGAAACATTGCGGCTGCTTTTTCAATAGCCTTAAATACTGCTGCTGTGGTCTTACCTTGATCTTCTTCCCAAGCGCGATATAAGGCTCGGCCTTGCATTTTGCCTTTGCCTTTTATTGTTGCTGATTTTTTATTATCAAGATTGCGCACAAATACAGAATCCATGCTTTTACGTCCAGCGGTTTCATAAATAGCTCCAGCGGCAGATTTATTAAATAAAGTTGCTAAAGAGCGGAAGCCTTTACGATTTGGCTTGCTTGGTGTGGTTTTATAAGTGATTCCACGTCTAGCCACTGTTTGGTCATATTGTGGGAAGCGACCATCTGTTCGTGCCTTTGTGCCTTGCCAATTACTTAATACCTCTGAATTGCTTGGTAAATAACCGCGAGCAGTTCTAGTAATTGGCTTTAATGCGCTTCCCATTTCGCTAGATAAAGACTTTCCCAAGTCAGGCGAAAAAGAGCGCAAAGCCTTTCTAAGCTCTACGACCCCTTTTGCGCTTACTGGCATCTTCTATCGCTTTCGACTTTTCTTTATATACTTCAATTATTGCGCTTAACATCTTATGGTCTAATTCCAAAAGATATTGTGGTGCGACCCCCATTTCAACGCTCAAACGAGCAATGAAATAGGTGAGGGAGCCGCGATCTACCCTAAAGGGTCGCTTTCTAGCACCTCGACTTCTTTAAGTGTTTCCACAAAGTCAATGCCGAAAGGTTTAACAGTTTCACCCGAACGTCTCAAACATTCCCAAGCCAACCAGTAAATATCTGAACTTTTTTCATCTTCACGAAAAGCCTTATGAAAACCTTTACCTTTTGTTTGTTCAAAAGCATATTCCACTGCTGGACTAATTTCGTGTTCGGTTGTAGTTCCGTCTGTTCTGGTTATCTTTAGTTTTGCCATTGCCCTATCTTTCTGTTATTAGAATGTTCCAGTAGTTGCTACTGTGGTTGCACCCTGCACGTTCCAAGTTACAGACTGCATACCGACAGATGCTACATCGCCGTTAATGTCTGTTGTGTTATTTACTAACACGTTGAATGTGTAAAGTGGGTTGGTTGCTGAAACTGCGGTTCCCTTTGTCTGTAGGAGCTTAACTTCTACTGTGGTTCCCCATGCAGCTTGCAAAGTCGCTAGGACGTTTGCTGATGCGGTATCGTTTAGGAAATCGATTGTTACTGAAGATGCCTCTAAGCCCTTAACGAACTTGTGGCCTGTATCGCCCATTGCGGTTACTTCTAGTTCATCGAATGAACGATTAAGAGTTACTGATGTAACATGGTCGCTAAGATCTACTGAATTAACCTTAACGCCTACATTGTTATTTAGGAAAATAGCCATTTAGATTATTCCTCATCTTTCTTAGCGGCTGGTTTTGGTGCTTCTGGTTGGACTTGACCAATCTTGATTAGAAAGGCCAAATCTGGGTTCTGTGATTGGTCTGCCATTGTTAGCTCCAAGAGGTTAGGATTGAGATGGACATTTCAGCCGTTAGCAAAGTTCCAGACTGCGCTTCGAGAACGCTAGGTGCTGAAATTTCGCTTACGTTGAAAACTAGTGATGATGCAGCGAGTAAGTTGAATACGCTGATGATGTTATCTTCAATGCCATTAAGGTTTCCCTGATTATCAAGCATTGGAACTGTAATAATAATTTTGAAATGCGCTAAAGGCGCGATGGTATTGTGCTGGTTATTCTGTGGCGAGATATAAGGATCATCTGGAGCCACAACGACAGAATTAGCCAGAATAGTTGCTGGTGGAAATGCAAAAGTTTGCCACTTAGAGTTATCTGTAATAGCAGTTGCTATTGTGGTTCTTAGGGTAGTTAATGCTGGAGTAGGCATCAACCCACCATAGAGTTAGGGTCTAGTGCGTGAGCAATAAGGCCACGAACGCGAGCCAAGAGTGAATTACCCATTCTGTAAGGTGATGGACTATAACCATCTACTGCAACGCCACCGGAAGCCGGAACCTGACGTGCTTGCCAAATATCAACCGCTATCATTAAAGCAGCTTCTTGAACTGCTGCGTCTAGTGTCCAATCAACGTAAGTATCTGCTGCTACTTGGCCTAAAGGCTGAACTGGGTGATAAGGCGCTGGAGTGTTGTTATTGCCTGTAATTGCGTAGGTAATTGAATATGTGCCTACTGCGGTAATAGTTTTATTACCATTGTGCTTAGATCCGTTGCCAGTAATAACGACTGTCTGGCCAACGTAAAAAATCTTTGTAACTTCTTCTTGGAAGTAAAGTGTGCCTGTTGTTGCTTCGTTACTATGCGCTATGTTGTAGTAATTATTTACCCAAAGCATAGGCAGCAAGACATCGTCTGCTGCATCACATACTTGTTGTAAAGTGGCATCTGGGTAGAGTGAGCCAACGCCAAGTGCTGAGCGTAATTCGCTAACTGTTGCTAAACTCATCTCTTTCCTCTCTTATGACCGATGAGGGGCAGTAGGGCTAACTGCCCCTCTCGGATTTAACTGCTCTAGCTATTAAGCTAGGTTAAAGCGGCGAACGCCCTTACCGCTCTTTGCTACATAGAGTGCTAGGTAGCCGTATAGTGCAATTTCTACTTCGCCTGATGTTAAGACATTAACGCGAAGTTGAGTGGTTGGTGATTCCCACGCATACACTGAAGATGGTGCAATCAAGAATGCTGAATCATCTACAACGCCTGAAGCGGTGATGTTATGATCCACGATTAAGTCGGTGCCTAGAACTCCACCGCGAACTGATGAAGAAACTGCTGTGCCTGATGCGTTGTAAGTTGCACCTTGTGCTGAGTAAAGCGCACGACCTGTTGTATCTGCATAACCTGCGATAGCTGCCCACTGGTCAGTTGAAGCGACTAGCTTGTTAGCAAAATCGCCGCCGGTTCCCTTGTAAGCTGCTGCACCCTCAGTTGCAATAAATGACTGTAAGCCAGCTGCGGTTGCTGCAACGCCTGTTGCTGCGGTGCCTGATGAAATCAATTCAGCAATAAGAGCTGCGTCTGTTGCTTTTTCGTAAGCCTTACGAAGTTCAATCATCATAAGATCCATGAACGCTGGAGATGAGCGGTCAATTAGTTCCCATGAAACGCGCTGCAAACCAGCAAACTTATTAACTGTTACTGTGTCGTAGCTTGAAGTCATGCCTGTTTCAGATGGTGCAGAACCCTCGTTTGTATCTGCCACTGTTGGCGCTACGTTAGGTGTTGCATTATTTACATAAAGGCGTGGAACTGTGAAGCTCATGCCTGATTCTGTAAGTGCAGAACGTGTTACCGCATCAAATGCTGGACGGCCAGTAAATGTGTCGGTGATAAAGGTCTGTAGGTGTGGTGCAAGTGTTAGACCAGTATTTGTTGATGTTGAATCGTCAGCAGCGCGAACGATGCGGCGAGCCTCATCATCTCCCATTGCTGCCTTGATGTTTGCTGAAAGATATTCAGCGCCTGTTAGTGGCTTAACGCGATCTTGCGCATAAACCTTTGCAGCGGTTACCTTTGGTGCGGCGGCTTCTACTGATGCTGCCTCTACCTCTGGAGCTGCTGAAACTTCTGGAGTATTCTCCACA